TGTGTTTTTTAGCCCAAGTAGAAGATGTTGGTTGAATACCATTTCCTGGGTCCGCAACTAAATCTTTATACAATAAAACTTTTTCTTTCCAAACGTCAATTTTTAATAAATCTGCTTGTGTAGATGGATTAGATAAACCTAATGTAAAGTTTTGTAATTCATCCTCAAACCCTAATAAGAATAAATGAACGATTGCAATTTTATTTAACTCAGCAATCATACTTTTTTGAATTCTGTTGATTGTACGAGCAAAACGGATATCTTGTAATGATAAGTTTTTACCATCGCCAACAACTTCCTCAAATCCTAAGAATGCCTTAGGAACACGAAGTGCTGTTAATAATTTCTTTTGAATGTATTCAATATCGGCAATCTCTGATAAGTTTGTTGCTCCAGGTAATGTTGTAATTGGGTCTGGTGCCGCAGGGTCACGAACAGGAATAAAGTAATCTTGGTCAACCGCCATTTGGTTGAATCTCATATCCACATTACCTGTTTTAGAATCCACAATTTGTTCTCTTTTGAACTTGTTGGCAACACGGTTTACATATGCTTCAACGTCATCATCATTCATGTTACCCACAAATACTTTAAACATTCTTCTTTCAGGTGCTCTTGATGTACGATAGATTAACATCGCATCTTCAGACAATAATAATTGTTTCCAAATACGTCTTGCCTTTTCCAACATAGAGGTACCATAAGGAAGTTTTCTGTCATCACCTAATAATCTAAAGTGAGCAATCTCCCATGATTGGAATTCCATGTTTCTGTTTTTCCAAGTAAAGTGAAGAGCCTTTTTATTCTCATCTTTTTCTTGTGTAATATCAACAGTAATTTTGGCAGTAACACCAACCTCATGACGTTCAATTTCAATTGTTGGTAATTGTTGGCAACCAACAATCCCTTTTTCAGGGTCTAATTTAAGGTAAACAAAGTTATCACCATACTTACAAGTGTTTCTTGTCCACATTGGTAAGTTGGTGTTAATGTCTAAGTTGTTATTAAATAAATCAGCTAATACTGACTTAATACGTTTTGATTCTGAGTAAATTTGAAGAATAAAACCATCTTCGTTTGTTGTTGTAGATTCTTCAGAGTAAATGTCTAATGCCGCTGAAATCTCAGGAGTATACTCCATTGATTCATAGTCATATTGAGCAGATAATCTTGATGGTTCATAATAAATCGCTTGAGAGTATAAATTGTTTTCAACTTTAGCCCATTGATTTGTTAAATAAAATGTTTGTTGTGCTTGAAGTTTTTCTCTTTCGTAATCATCACGATTTGGGGTACGCAAAAGTTCTTTTTTATCAAACTTAAAAGTCGGATAATCTTGCTTTAATAAAGAGTTTGGTCCAAATGTTTTGGACAACCTCTGCCATACCGTTAAATTATTATCACTCATAGTTTAAATTTACTAATTACCTTGATAATATAAATAGTTAATGCGAACCAAATAACCACCCATATTTTTGGTAATCAGCCTTGGTGGCTTCACCTTGATTATTCATACCATTACCTCTACCCATTTGTGGAACCATAGGATTAAAGAAGTCTGAAGAGTTTTTATTTTCATTAATATTTGTTGACCATGAATTAATCATTGCTTTTGTATGATTGGTAACTTTTTCTAATGATTGAAATGATTTTTCTGCAACATACAAAGCCATTGATACTCCCATAATACAGTCATCATGATGGCCTTTTTGGTGGTCAGGTCTTCCGTTAATATAAATAAATGTATTCATTTCATTGTATAATCTACTTGAGTATACTTTAAATCCATGTCTAACATTTTCCTCAAACGCCGATATAATTTGAACCCTTTTTGAGTTAAAATTAATACCTGGTATTCTGTCATTAATTTTTGGGTCCCATTTCCATTTATTAGTTGTATCAACATTATCAACATATAATCCACCTTGATATGATAATTCTTGTAATTTTCTTGATGTAGAAATACCCATACCTCCTGTAATATCAATTACACAGTAAGCATTATACATTGTTCCCCATTTATAAGCAATTTCCGCTACAACATCTGGTGGAACTTTGGCAACATACTCTAACACCTGTTCTCTTTCATCAAAATCAATGATTTGTATACACGAGAAGTCTTCAGAGTCACCCCTTGATACATCAACACCCATTACATACTTATGTCCGTTTACAGGTTCTTTAAATATCCATAGTGAACCTCCCATAAGTTTAGCTTGAGCATCACGTAGCGTATTTTTGGAAATACCTTGCATTAATTCAGATTCAAACACATTATCACCTGAACCTAAAAAATCACATTCTAATTCCTGAGCAACTTTTCTTCGGTCAAACTTTAATTTTTTAACCATACTTTCAAACCAAGCAGAACATGGTTTATACCCTTGTTCAATATAGTCGGTTACAACAGTGTGGTCTCTTTCATATGGATTTTCCATTGACAAATTAATGATATCTTTATCACTGTATTCTTCTCTATTTAATAGAAAGTGTACTAAATCATTAGTTTTAACCATATACAAATCTTTTGTATATCTTGGGTCACGATACCAAAACATCTCAGATATTTTGAAATCATTCATATTTCTTAATGATTGGTCGTAAATTTCATAATAAATTTGGTCATATCCATTTGGTGTAGATACAACAATAACTTTACCCCCTGTAGATAGGGACGCCATACAAGCTGACCAGAAATCTGAGTCTGCCTCAATAAACGCCGCTTCGTCAAATACAAGAATGGTTGGAGTATAACCCCTCAAGGCATCTTTTGATGTTGCAACCGCTTTAACTTCACAATTATTATTAAGTTTAAAGTGTCTTTGAGAGTTTTTTTCTTTTGAGAATGAAATGCCAACCCACGGGGGCCATTGTTCAGTAAATCCTCTAACTTTGTTAGCCATCTCCATTGACGTATCTAACTTGTTGGCAATAATAAGAATTTTTTCAGGTTTGTTCTTTTGGGCAAATGCTAATTTTTTTGATATCCAAGCCGCGGTTACGGTTGTTACACCCGCCTGACGATACTTTAACGCAATATTTTCATTGTGTTTGTCGTAATCTTCAATTAAACTAACTTGGTCGGGGAATAAATCTAATGGGACGTATTTTGATACGGTATTATCGTATGTCTGTAAATAAGTTCGAAGTGCGTAAGGAGTATTCCTCATGCACTTCGTTAATTCTATAATAAGTTGTTCTTTATTCACAAAATGTTATTTAGGTCTTGTTATACCTAAACCACTCAAGAAATCATCTAAACCATCATCGTCATCCTCATCTGAATCAATATTTTCTTCTTCTTTGTAGTTTTCAAACTCATCTTTCATTTGAATCGCTTCTTTCATAATTTCTTCAAATTTTGAAGTTGCTTTTTTAACTTTTGAAGAATCCTCAGAGATGGCGTTTCCAATAATTTCTAAAAACTCTTGTGCTGGTATTTGGTATAACAATATATGAAACCAGTTTATTAGTCCTTTATTATCTTGGTCATACATTTTATCAGGTAATGCAAATCTAATTTTTTCAACAATTTCAGGACCAATCCTTAATTGCATTGGTTCGTTAGATAAAATGTCTGTTTGACCTTGTACTTTTTGACGAAGACCTGGCTCCTTTGGTAATCCGTGTCTACCTTTAGCTTCTTCTAATCCTTTGATAATTTCATGACAAAGAATTGGGAAAATCATACCTGTTGCCATAATTTTTGTATCAGATTGTGATTCACCTTCTTCACCATCTTCATCTTCATCTGCATCACCTAATTCAACTTTCCCTGCAACTCCCTGACCTGTTTGACTCATCATTTCAATCATTTGTTCCATACTAAAATATAGGAAATCATTGATTGCCATGATACCCAAATAATCACCATAAAGTGATGGGTCAATAGCATCTAATCTTGATTTAATTTCAGGTTTTTGAAAAAGGTAATGTCCTTTTTTTGCTGCTCCCTGAATAAGGGCGTTAATAATATTTCTTTTATGTTTCTCTAATTCTAATATTTCTTCATCAGTTAAATCTTCAACATCAAAAGACGGAAACTCTAAAGGCTCTTCTTTTTCATCCTCATCTTCTTCATCATCTTCAGGTTCAAATCTAAAATTATCGGTATCTGGCATACCTAAAGTCGCCTCAATTTGATACCAATTAGCAGGTACTTCAGCTTCATCTAATGAAGCTTCTTTTGCTAAATCAATAAGTTCATCTCTATGTTGAGACTCAATTCTCATGATATTAGGAAGTTTTCTCATCATTTCTTGGTAAACCATACCTTGAACTTGTTTTGAACTTAAATCCTGAATACCAGTTACTTCTCTTAATTTATCGGCAACTTTTTGAAATCTTTTACTAACTAATCTTTGTACATCTGCAGTACCTTGTTTCATTGCTGGATTCTGAGCATACAATCCTTCAGGACTTGCTAATTTTCTTTCCAAATTTGGGTCCATTCTTTCAGGAGTATTCCCGTAATCTATTTGTTCTTTTAATTTCTTTGCCATAAATTATTTTTCTAATAAGTTCATAATAACATCAATTACTTTATCCTTGGCATCTTCAGCAGAAACTTTTTTAGCCTTTGGAGCAGGATTTTCACCTGGGTTTGGATTCTTACCAGGGTGTGAAGGTTTGTTTGGCCTTGTTGTTGGTTTTGTGCCAGGTTTTGTTGGTGCAGGTTTTGTTGTTGGTGCGGGACTATTTTCTTTAGTCTCACTTTTCTTCGCCTTTGGAGCTGGATTTTCGCCTGGGTTTGGATTCTTACCAGGATGAGCAGGTCTACTTGGTCTTGTTGTTGGTTTTGTACCAGGTTTTGTTGTTGGTTTTGTAGGCGCAACAGATGGTTCTGATTCCGAAATAACTTTTAATAAGTCACCTTTTGTAATTCTTGGGGGTATATGTTTTTCCACTATTTTTTCTATTTGAGATTCTAAAAACAAAGATACGGGATTTTTTCCTTCTTTCAATTGTTTTTTTACTTCTCTAACACATCTTTCCCATTTTCTTGATTTTTTAGGTCCAACTTGTGTATGACAAATAGCCCAAGCATTTGGACCATCTTTCTTTTCTTCTTCTATTGACTCAACAGTCCCAACTGAATTTTTTTCATTTGGATTATCTAAATCATCATCCATACCATCAGGTGCTGGTTTTTGTGGCATGTCTTGAGTGTATTCGCCTGAACTGGCGTTATCTTTATCAACCTCAACACTAGCCTGTTCTTCCATTTCTTTTTCTGCCATAGTAACATTAACATTTTGAGCCACCATTTTTTTTGCAATCTCTGCGGCATTTGGGTTTTTACTACTAACAGTTACTGAAGCTTCCCCCAATAATTTTTTATGTAAAATATCAATTTGTGACTCAGTTAATTTACTAACTGTTTTAGACGATAAACCTTTATCAATCAATTCAAGGGCTTTTTTATTAATTCTCATATACCAATTTTTTTTCAAATTCTAAAATCAAATCTCTTTCGTAGAGTTTATCTTTAATTTCTTGCTCGGTACTTCCAAATCTAAAGACCATTCTTTTTTGTCCTTCAGATTCTTCAGTTTCCCAGGCTAATGCAACAACATCGTCCATTGCGTCTATCATACAAAAAAAATCGGAGTTCTGAATCAATTCCAATTTTAAATCAGTATTTCTCAGAACTCCCACTTTCTTAATGTATTGTAATTCAGGTGGAGTTGGATAACCGTTGGAAGGTTTACTTTCCCAAGATTCTCCCCAAACATCCAAACTATCTGAAAATATAAATTCGTATAAATTATCTCCCTTATAGTTAGGACCTAGTCCGTTAACATAAGTTAAATAGCTCATATCAAATCTCCGTTTGGTGTTATTCTAACTTGTCCTGTTTTAGTTTCAAAAACTAAATTCTTTTTATTTGTAATTCCAACAAATTTAGAATTTAAATTTTCTTTTACAAATTTCTTAGCTGCTAATTCTTGCTCAATAGTTTCAGTCATTTTAACAACTGATTCCATGATTTGGTTAACCATTGTTTTTTTCTTAGCGGTTTCTTGAATTTGTTTTTCCTTACTTTCTCTGATTTCTTTTTTTGAAATCTCAAAATATTTTGAAATTACTTTGTCAACTTTTGACTCTCCAAAAATACTATCAAAGATTGCTCCGTTACCGTAGTCCTCTTCTTCCATTTCGTAACCTTCAACAGGTACATCCATGTCAGCTTGGATATCTTCAACTTCTGAATCGTCAGTCATATCTTCACCACCCATATCATCTTCTTGACCAAAATCTTCAGTCTCATCTTCTTCAAACTTAGACATAATATCTTCTTTATCTTCTTCAGATAATGAAGTTAAATCAAGAGCCGATAATACCATATTAATAACGTATTTAACATTTTCTGATGTCATACCTTCTTCGGTATCAAGAGTTCTAATTTTTTGAGTTAATTTACCTGTTAATTTTTGAATTGTTTTAAAAGTAACTTGTTCTTCTCCGCCTTCTTCAGTATCAACATTTACGTCAACATCAACATCTTCAACATCACCTTCAGGTGACATACCTTCAGCTCCCATATCTTCCATTCCCATATCTTCCATTCCCATATCTTCACCTCCATCCATTGGTGATGGTGGTAATTCAGGTGCAGGTACTGCTGGTGGTGCCGCTGGCGGTGCCATAGGTGCCTCAGCTGCAGGTACTGGTGCTGGTTTTGGAGTTTTTAATGTGAATTTTTTTTGTTCACCATATAAAGAAATACCTTCTTCATTTTCATTAATTCTATTTAATTCACCCGCAACAAGATTTAATCTTTTGAATGCTTGTGAATACGAAGAATAATATTTCCTATTTTTCATAGGTTCAATATATTCAGTTTCAGATTCTGAAATAGTTTTTTTAATAATATATCCTTGTCTTTCTCTAACAATTTCATATTTGTTTCCATCTGCAAGAGATACCGAATATTCAGATTTAGCGGTTTCATTGATAGTCTTTGGCATTACTTCGTTAAAACGAGCAATTTCCATAATTCTATTTAGTTTGTCTTGGCCTGTTAGTTTTTCACTACCAATTGGTTTTAAGTCTGCCATATTTTTTTTATTTTATATTTTAATTATTTAGTCCGTTAAAACCACCTAAGGTGATTCCGTTTAATTGAGCTAATGGTACACCATTTGCGTCTGTAAATATTGGGTGAGGAGCAGTTGCTCCTGCTGGTGCGGTACCTCCACTAAATGAACCTAACATATCAATAGTATATTCATATTGAACATCAACACCAATTCCTGAGAATGGATATTGTGTTGGACTTGGAGTATTAGTTACTGTTGGAGTTGGAGTTTTTGTAGGTGTTATACTTGGAGTTGCGGTTTTTGTAGGTGTTACGCTTGGCGTAGATGTTTTTGTTGTAGTAACTGATGGTGTAACTGTTGCAGTATTTGTTGTTGTTGGTGTTGGAGTTTTAGTTGAAGTTACTGTAGGTGTTGGAGTTTTGGTTGGTGTTACACTATTAGTTGGTGTTACAGTTGGAGTTTTAGTTGAAGTTACTGTAGGTGTTGGACTATTACTTGGAGTAACAGTTGGTGTCGCAGTATTTGTTGGTGTTGGTAAAGGACAACTACCTATAGAGGTAAATGTTCCGTTACCCGATACAATAATAACTTCTGTAGCACATTTAATTAAAGTTTGACCTGCCTGTACTTGTATTGTAAATGTAAAACCATCACAATCTTTTCCAATAAATGTAGTATCAGTAGAACCACCGAATAGTTCATATGTTTTACATACATTAGGAGTATTACTTGGAGTTACCGATATTGTTGGGGTAACTGTTGGTGTTGCTGTTTTAGTTGGTGTTACAGTTGAAGTATTTGTTGGTGTTGTTGTTACAGT